TAAAGATAAGCGCATTCCTGGTCTAACTGAAAAGTTCATCAAATGAACCGCGCAAAATTCATTGATGTAGTCCTATTGGCCGCAGCCATTTTAGGAATTATTATTGCCGGCATGAAGCTAACCCGGACACCAAAGCTGCTTTCATCATCAGATAAATCTATGTGGGAATAGCGGCTCCAAATACTGTCGTATTGCTCCCCACGCCCTGTGGCGTTTCTCAAAAAGTTCGAGCGATAGTTGCTATTTAGAGATAAATAAAAGCACCTTGCTACCTGTCACCTTGCTTGCCTTGTCACCTTGTCACCTTGTCACTTGCTAACCCCTTGCCTTGTGTCTCACCTTGTTGCTTGTCTCTCTAATCGCTTGTCACCTTGTCGCTTGACTTGTCTCTATATATAGGTATCTAGTGCCATAAATACCCCTTGTGATATATCAAAAGAATTTCTATAAATAACTTGACAATATCCCAACTATGCCCTATAGTTTTATTTGTGAGGCACACGCCCCACCTAAACAAAGGAATTATATGAGAGACATCAGCACAGTATCCACAAAAGAAATCCAAAAAGACCTAGATTTTATTTCTGAACAATGGGGCGTATTCTCAACTGAAGCCGATATGCGTCAAGCACTTGTTTCCACCATCACAAAAAGATTGGTTTGGGGCGCAAGCAAGTAATTCAGTAGCCAACTAAGAGCCACCTAGCACCCCTCGCTAGGTGGCTCTTTTTTATTTGCCCCTACGCCTTGCGCCTTGTGCCTTGCCTTGTGCCTTGCCTAGTGCCTCGCCCTATGCCTTGCCTTGTGTCTCGCCCTATGCCTTGTGCCTTGTTTCGTGCTACGGGCTACCTATCTACGCTTGACAGACAATGCTTGACTTTATCCCACCTATGCCCTAAGGTGTAATCATAAGCAACCAACAAGGAGATACACAATGAGAAGGAAACTAGCAATAGCAATAGCGATAGTGATAGGAGTGAGTTTATATTCGTTCTCTAGAGAGAGTGGATACACTTGCTCTAGTAGCCCTGTATTGGTATCACAAGGTGACACGATTACAAGTATCGTACACGCTCATTGTGAAGGCAATACACGCCGAGCCATAGACGATACCTATGAGATATATGGCAGTCTCATTATCCCAAGTCAGCAGATATACCTACCAAGTAGCAAGTAGTGGTAGGTGGAGAGAGTGTCATAGGTGGCACTCTCTCCAAACTGCTTACGGGTGAGAGATTCGATACTACTGAGTGTTGTGGCAGTAGTGAAATCTTGACGGCAGGCGTACCACCCAGAACGCCTGCCGTCGCTTAGTTGTCACTGTGAAGCGCCACACGAAGCATCAGCAAGGAGAAAGGAAATGAAAACCTTGCCGATAAGGTCAGATTAGCAAAGAGCTGCAGTTTGTCGTGGAAGTACTAGACGAAGAACCTAGTAGAGAAGCCATTGGCAAGTAGTCCGAATACGAGAGCGCTGTAGTAGTCATCTGAGGCAAGCCACATGACCTCATCATCCGGTTGGCTGTATGGAAGTTTCAACGCCGTATGAAAGAGCAGTGGATACATACTCTCTTCGTTGCGAACGAGCATTCGACCAGGTACGAAGACCTCCTCATGCCAGATGACCTTTCTTGGAACATCGTAGGAGTATCCCTTACTGACGAATGAGACTTCGTCATTTGCCACATGGGTGACTGTTAGACACTCGTTTACTGCCCTGTTGCCTATAGCGAACTCTTTGGCAAGGTCCTTGTCATAGGTGTCTATTGGATTAGAACTGACATAGCCTTCAGCAACCATTGAGATGGCATCTAGCCCCCAACCCAGTCTAAGTATGGCTACTGCTGACGAGACAGCCATAAAGCGCTCATATGGCGTCTGACGCTGTACTACATCGGTCATCTGTGAAACAACGCTTAGAGAGCCTCCACACCAGCCATAAAGGACCTGATTTATGTCCTCGCCTATGCCTCCTTCGGCTACCATCTCGTTTTTAGCCTCTACAGCGGTGGCCAATACCATGGCCAATTTCATCATCCTGCTGTCGTAGTTGTTATCCACAAACCAATGCTAGAGCTTGAAAGCCGGCACGGGTGGCACTTCCCCTACAGAGTGATATCACTTGACTAGTATTTGCTACATGACACAGAAAAAGAAAACACCAAACAAGAAGGCAGCAACTGCAAAGAAGGCTGCTCCGAAGAAGAAGCCTATTCAAAAGAAGATTGCAGAAATCCCGCAGCCAACACAGCAAGACGTAAAAGAGTTTCAGGTTGTTGTTGAAGAGCTCAAGGATGTTCGAGATGCAATTGTAAAGACTTCGTTCTTTGGCAAACTCACAAAGTGGTTTAGAAGCTAACTTGCGTTAGCCATTTCGTGTGCTCCCAGAAAGGGAGCTACACGCATACCAAAAGACGAGAGACGCCACTTAGTTGTCCCTGCTTTGTCTATTTGCTCAAACAGCCCACGGGATGTTAGTTCGATTAGTAAAGTCGCCAACTCGTTTGTATCATCAAACATGACAGAGTTGTGCATCAGCACATCATCAATAGAGAACGCACTCATGCGTCGTTGTTTAAAAATCAATCCACAGTAAACACACATACGCATCTTCTTGTTCTTGTATATTTCGTCAGCAGCGCTCGTCTCATCAGTCCAACGAGTCATAATCCCATTCACCCTTCTTTAATCCGGTACGATACTTCAGTTCGCTTGCCCTCATGTTGGACGCTTTTGCTTCAAGATGCTTCTTCCGGTATGTCTCGCCAATAGCGACCAGTGCATACTTACCCCAATCAGTGATTTTGTATAAACAGATTGCATCGACTATACGACTTTCAATAAACTCATTCTTTTCCAATGTCTTCATCGTCCTGTCTAGGTCGATAAACCGCTCACGACGATTCAATTGAAAACGACGATAATCGTCACGGGTGAACCATTCGTGCTTCATCCCAGATTTCATTTTTGCATAGCAAAGAACCACATACGCTTTGCTACCGTGCTTCATGACGTTGTTTGGATTTTTGTTTTTGTTCATAGTGCCCTCGGTTGGATTTGAACCAACGTGTCACCAACTACGGTTTCTACACCTTATAAGAGTGGGCCGATACGAGGGCTGAATGAGTAGCCATCCGTACATCGTTCCCACTAATGTCAGATGACTACTCAATCCTTAGTTGCTTATCTTGTTCTTGGAATTCTTCAATGAATTAAGCTCAACGGAGAACAGTTTGACAAATTCATCTGAGTAACGGTGCTGAAGCACTAAGGCTGCTCGACGACGTGCCTCTTGTCGCAAGCGATTCTGCTGTTTCTGGATTTCAACTCGACATTGCTTTTCCTCCAAAGACAATGGCTTTCGGCCACGCTTCACTGTTCCCTGAACGACATTCTCGTATTCACTCATGATTTTCCCTCTTTCGGATGTTTCTTGTCCCATCAATATAAATGCTCACGGGTAATAAATCAACCCCAAAACAATGTTGACAAAATAAAATCTGACCTGTACAGTTCCATCAACCCAATAAAACAGAGCTACATAGAAAAGGAAACATATGGCATCAAGGACTCATGGCAACAAGGTAGTGAAAGAGCTGTTCAGGCAACTGGCAGCACTCGGCTTTGTAATTGAACACAAAGGAAGCACTGGATACAAAATCACACCACCACCGAGTATCCATGGACCCGTGTACTACACGCATGGAACACCACAGGCAGTAAAGCCAATCCTCAATCAGTTCCGCAAAATCTATGGAGTAGCACTTCATGACCCGGCGAAACCACCAAAAAGCAAGGTGAAACAATGAGCAATGCAGACATTCCATCAAAGAAATTCAACTTTTCAAATGATTTGGCTTACGGGCATATGGGTGAGTCTGTAATTAAGGACTTTCTTGAATCTCTTGAGCAAGGCGACTTTGAAGTCAAGACAGACAGGTTTAGGAATGGCAACATGGCAGTTGAGCTATACCAGAACCCACGAAGGCAGCTGGACCAAGACCAGAATCAGGTTTGGGTTCCAAGCGGACTGAATATCACAACAGCGAAATGGTGGGTCTATCAGTTCACTCTGGGCGAATCGTTTATTGTCGTCTCGGTTGAGCGTCTTCGCAGGTTTATCAATATGAACAGCCATGACTTCAATGAAAACACATTTACTCCATTTGCACCCAAAAGCGATAATCCGGCTATGGGCTTCATACTGAAACCACATCACATAATCGAAATGATGATTAGCCCAAAGTACGACGAGTTGCCGGGGGGATGACATGTCAGTGGTTGATACCAAGCAATACGACAATCATGTTTGCGACGAATGCCATCAACCAATCCTGCTGTTTATGCCAGAGAACTACATAGAAGAGGGATACAAGCAAATCATTGGTGGAATGTGCTTTGATGCCGGCGGAGCCTATTCGGAGTTCAATGACACATCTCAGTCGTGGTTGGTGTCCACATGGGTTGACGGGTACATATCCCTGTGTCATGACTGCACTGCTCGTTTGTGGTCAGTGCTACCTAGGGCCATGACCAAGTTTGGAAAGCCGCTACATTTTTCGACTGACCCAGAGAACGCAATGCCTTGTTGTAAATGGGGGTGGACTTGGCGTATGGTTGATGGAGTTAGGAAGCTGTTTTGCGCAGGACAAGATGGTCTTGAATGGGAACAAGTAGAAGATTCAGGAAGCCACGAATGAGCATCATAAGCAATCAAGAATAGGACTATGGGTACTCGCAGTACTAAGATTTCAAAATGCAACAAGGGACGATTGGATACTATGCCTGAGAACATTGCGACGAAGACATTCACAATCGAAGTAAACAGGTTTAATAGCGACATCCTCACATCAATCTATTCAACAGAAGAGCTAATATCCATGTTGTTGCAAAAGGGCGGAATGATGAGTGTCTCGGTGGTTAAGGAAAATGAATAAAGCTGTTTCGATATACAAGAATGTCATTACGGGCTCGATACCTCCTACTCCGATATCACTCGATGTTGATGCTGAGCTTTTTACTGATTGCGACGAGACGCTTCTTAGCATTGCCGACACAATTGGTCAACCTGTTGCGTACCAACAGGAACAAAAAGGTTCTCTTGTCCAGAACATATTCCCAATACAGAAAACCGAGACAATGCAAATATCAAGCAGTTCAAAGGTTGAGCTTGGTTTGCATACAGAGACAGCATTCCATCCATACAAGCCAGACATTGTTGCTCTACTATGTGTTCGTGGAGACCCTACGGGCATAACAACTATCGCTGAAGTAAGGGATGTGGTTTCTAAGCTAGATAGTTACTTGATTGATGAGCTGTGTAAGCCGAACTTCACCACATCATTGGACCCAAGCTTCATGCTTGAAGGACAACAGGATGCCACTATACCCATATCTGTTTTGCGCAATCACAATGATGAGTGGCACCTAACATACGACGAAACTCTCGTGATAGGAAAAACGAAGGAAGCAAATCACGCATTACTCCATCTCAAGGTAGCTATACGAGATTCGATTGTTGATTACATACTTGAAACGGGTGACCTGATGCTCATAAACAACAACACGGCCGTACATGGTAGGAAACCTTTTATTGCTAGGTATGACGGAACAGACAGATGGCTTAAGCGCGTTCTCATAAGAACCAGCAGTACTCCTTCAAATCAAATTGAAGGCAATGTCATTACAACTAAATTTTATTAGTCAGTGAACCTCTTACCGCACTTCATGCACCTCTGCATCCACGGGTAAACTTTTCTATCTTGAGGTAAATGTTGGCATCCCGTAGTACCTGCAGCTTTGTTGCATACATCCCTAACAAACTCAGCCAAGGAAACCCCAAGCTCTGCTGCTGCTGACTTCCATCTTTCATGGTCTTCGTCTGTAGCCCTAATTAAAACTTGTTTGTTTGCTGGTAGACCAGGTTTTGCGCCGGTGTTTGCCTTACGGGTGAGTTCTGTGACACCCATGACATCATCAACAGCTGCTCGAATATTGTCTTGAACCTCTTCGGCACTGTCTTTGGATGATTCATTTTTGTTCATAGATAACAAAACTACCTCATGGACATCTAGTTCTGGCAGTTCTTTGTGTTTATTTATTCCCTTGAACCTGTTGCTGAATCCCAGGAGACCCTTGCCTATTGATATTTCAAATTCTTTTACTTTTTCCTTTGATGTCCTATATTTCCCCTCGGTCGATAGCGACTTCCTCGCCGCCCCCTCCGTTGGATACGGTTTCCGCAACATCGATTACCTCTCCATCTTCTATTTCTGATTCACCAAGTATTGAATTAATTACGTCTGATGGAAGCACGCCGCTTCTTCCCATTATCTCCAAAAGCTTACGGGCTTCTGATTCTGGAGAGAACTGACTAATAGAACTTACATCTATTGCGCCGGAAAGGGTTGACCTAACATTGACCTGCGAATTAACATCCATCTGCACATTAACATTTGTCTGCTCCATACCGAGCAACTTTGAACGCCTATCCATTATAGACAGAACTTGCTGGATGGCTTTTAAGTCTGGCTCTGCTGTCACCTCAGTGCCATCATCCATTTCCAACTTTCTATGCTGAGTCATGGGCCATATTGCCGACTGAAGAGAGTCAAGTCTTTCAAGCTCCATTCTCAAAAGCTCTGGATAAGCAAAGAGTGCTTCTGAGTTGAGCTTTTCAAGCTGTCTTCTAATCGCAGTTCCTACAGCTCTGCTTGACATACCAAACCTACGGGCTATCTCACCATGGGTTACACCGGCTTGTCTTAGCTTGAATATGCGCAAGTCCCTTTCAGCAAGGAACTCCCTAGTTAAACCGCCTTCGCCTTTTGACACTTAGCCAACTTTCATATATTCAAGAACTTCAAATGGGAAAATCTTCCCACGCCTCATTTTAGTAGGCCACGGGCGCTCATCGCGGCCACCCCTAAAGTGTCTCACATCGTAGACATATCCCTCCATTGAGGTTGGGTCTGGTTGTAACGAAATGCCGAACTCCGGCCAACGAGACCAGACTGCAGAGCCGAATGGGCGTAACTCACGGGTTGTAAGGCTTGAACCAAGAGGGGCGTGGTGTTCGAGCCATAAGGCGCATCCAAACTGGTCACGAATGTAGTCAAGAAAACGAGCCACCTCTACTGCAACAGCTTCGCTTGTCCTGTTTCCTGAATCAATAAATGACTTATACAAAGGACCAAGAACAAGTAGGTCTGGTTTAGTCTTCTCAACAGTCTCCTCAACTAGGAGCCTGTCAGAGACGCTAAGCAAATCGATACCAGCCGGCTTGATAAGAAGATGGGCTTCAACTTGCTGAATCCGGTTTCCATTCATCAATTGCGTACGGGCTATTGCGGCATTCATGATGCTACGGGATGTTCGGCGGATGATTCGCTCAGGGTTCTCTAGGTCAATAGTCAATGTCCTAATTGGTGGCATTGATTGATATGTAAAAGGATTAACTCCAGAGGCAGAAAGTATCGCAACCTGCCTAGCAAGCATTGTCTTTCCAACGCCCTCAGCTGCAACAACTATCACGCGCTCCTTACGCTCCAAGAGTCCTGGAATAACCCAATCAAATTCGTCGTTGTCTGATTCGGAGATAAAGTTTTCCCAGTTAACCAAACGACCAGTATCGGTGCGCTCACTGATTGTCATCGATGTAAGAGCAATGCTTGCCCTGTTCAACTTCTGAGAGTCGCTCAGGTTCTCGGAATCAAAAATATCGTTAATCTTTACAAGGATTGAATCCATCTGAGATGGTTCTTCTTGCGGTTCCTCTACGGGTGACTCCTCGTAATCGGAGAGGGGGATGAAATCATCAAAAGACTTACCGGCAGCAAAGTGGTCGTATGCATCTTTGCCTGAAGCCGAAAGCCATACACCTCCCGTACACCTCGCCTCATCCAGCTTTGAGCGAACAATCATGGCAAAGGACTTGCCGACATCATCGTTATCAGAAATAATTTCGACATGGGCTCCAGCTAGAGCTTTTGTAAAACTGTCTTCCCATTTGTTATTGCCTGCTCCCCCGGGTCCTGTGGTGGCGATTATTCCCAGCTCGATAAGAGCATCAGCATCTTTTTCGCCTTCAACAACCCAAATGGGCTCATTGTTTTTTACTCCCTCAATGACTGCGGGCAGATTGTAGAGAATCTTGTCTATTCCGGAGAGAGAGTAAATCCAATCTCCACTTTTTTCTGGGTTTGGCCGGCGCTGCAAGAAAGACTTGCTCCCATCTTCACGCAAAAACCGTTGCTTCTCGTATGCAAGATTGCCATTTGAATCAATGTATTTGTAAGTCTTTACAAGACGTTGCTTTGGTTTGTTGTTCTTGTCAAATGTTGCAGACGGGGGGAAGAGGTCTTTCTGGGTTATGCCAATAGCTTCGCATATCTCTGATGCACTACAGGGCTTGCCCCTATGGCAATACACGACAACTTTTCCATTGTCATCTTTGACAGAAAGGGACGGGTTGCTGTCATCATTCCTGCACGGGCATCGAGCTTGCCACTGTCCATCACCACCACGAACGCCTTGAAGCTTGCTTAAGAAGTTTGAAACTGTAAGTGAGGCGGCGTAGGTCATTATGTACTCATCAATTGTTGTAGTCGGACCGTCTCATCATATCGTCGTGTTTTTAAATTCATCTTCTGCCTAAGGAATTTTCGCTGACTCTCTGTCATACCTCCCCATATCCCAAATGGCTCCCACTCCATTGCATATGTGAGACATTCCATTTGTATGGGGCATTTAGCACAAACGCTTTTTGCGTTGTTTATCTTTTCCAGCTCACATCTAGTTAATGGCGACCCCGGGAAAAACCAATCTGTCGGACAAGAAGTACAAGCTCCACCTTTTGGGAAGTCTGGAGGGCCATCAAGATTCAATGTTCCGTATCTACCATTGAACTGTTGGTTTTCTTTCTCATCTATTGTCATGAACGCAAAGAGTATTACTTACTAAACCTCAAGTCAAGTGCCTTCCATGTTGACCACAAGAATTTCCTAATTGACGCTCTGGTTCTATCTTCTCGGCTCACGGGTTGCACTATTTCCTGAATTGCCAAATCTAAAGCTCTACCGGATATGTATGCAACCTTGTAAATTGCATCTTGCCACTCATCACTGTTCTTGACTTTTTCCCAAGCGTACGGGTCAAACCTGTTGTATTTGCTAATCATTTCGTCATCGACATTTGAACGAGAACCCATTATCTCCATGTGCCAGCCAGTTGCTTTCTCTATTGCGAACAACAGCTCTATTATTCCACGGTCGCCATCTGAATCCTTCAGATTTTTAGCCATACGATTAAATTTTCGCTCAGTAATCATCTGGCAATAGACATCCAGCATGTTGGAATAGTCTGTTGCTTCAGCAATAAATGGGTTATTTTCCATGTCAGTAAAAGATGAATCTTCAATCATCTCCTGTATTGCGTCTAGATAGTCAGACTCAGCTGCGATTGGGTCAATGTCTGCGTAGTCCTCAGAGTCTTCATCCATTGGTTCCCAATCTTCCATTTCTATGTACCAAGCAATGCTCTTTGCACTGCCAACTTCTTTTTTGTTGCAGAAGAATTTTCATCCATGCTAGCGATTGCAAGTTCTTCTGGGCTAGTGAATCTATAGTGGTCTAAGTATTCACAAATAGCATTATATACCGACCAAGCGTTGTAACCATATCCGGCAGCATTTCTCTCGTTTTTATAAATAGAGTTAATTGCATCTTCTATAGAGTTCCGGTGTTCTCTTTGTCTCTTTGTTTCTGATTTTGTTCGAGGTGCAATTATTTTTAACACTGCATCCGAGATAGATGACACGGGTGTCTTTATAGAAAGAAGCTGCTCGGCACTACGGGTGAATTCATCTCCCCATTTAGTGGAAATTTCTAAAACTTCTTGAGCATCGTCAATTATCGAATCCATGTTTCGAGTATGTCTGGCTGTAAAAACTCTTCTTGCTGTTTTCTCACCTAGAACAACAGTGTTGTTGCACACCGCTCGTATTTCGGTATTTGAATATCTTATTGGCCACACACCATCGTGGCCTGCTGAGATGACTAGGTATCTAGCAAGCTTATCGTTAACACCAAGCGCATCAATCACAAGTGGACCGAGGTCTATTGTTGCAAAAAATCTTGAACCGCCCTTAAGACAGCCGCATGTATCAATAACTGCGTCACCCTTTGAAGCACCCACTACAGCAAGGGCTCTTTCAAGAACTTCGCTGTTCTGTCTTACTTCGTACCTTGTTCCAACTGTCGCCAACGGGTCAAAGGAGCCATCAAAATTCTGTTTTAGGGTCGCCCTACTGTCATTGATGACCACTGGTGAACCATCCGAGTTTCGGATTAGCTCTCCGGAATCATCTACGGCAGCTACCTTGGTGAGAATAACGTCATAGTTCGCACTGGCGGCCTCAAGCATTGCCTCCATGGTCTGTAGGCCCTTCATGGGCGTTCCAAGCCGGTGCCAAGGCACCTGTCGGTCGTTGTAGGCCATACGAATCCTGCCATTTTTGGTTTTATCTAGTTCGTGAGCCATTTTTCCTCCACCCAATTATCCCACAGCATTACTTTAGTCAAAATACTTGCAATTATTAAAAAGTGGCTGTATTCTTTTGTCATGACAACAACTTACTCCCCAAAAACCCAAGAATTCCTCACTAGCTTTTCCGACCAGGCTATCCAAATGATGATGATGACAAAGCTCATGGGTAGCAAGATTGAGAAAGGCCCAGTAGACACCCCATCTGTGCTCTTTTATGCAGTTCCGGGAAAAGACAACCCCCTCGAAGAGGAAGTTGGAGTTGTTGAGATTAACCCGGACGACGGGGCACCCGCAGACCACATTTTCAACTGGCTCATTGGCGTATACAAGGATGTTTCCGTTGCCCCAATATGGGGAGGAATCATTTCTGATGTCGTAGCCCATTGTGGGAGCAAAAGCGAACACGACACCGTTGAGCAAATGAATGACATTAAGAGCAGGTACCCAGGAAAGAACCTGCAACAGATTTTTAACGAGAATCCGCTTGAGAGCTCGCTGACTGAAGGCTTGACAACAATCATTTTTGACAGCTACGGGAACTTCGCCACGAATCTCACAACCTATAAGTATTCCGACGAGGGAACCCCTGTTTTTACTTTCAGCAAAAGCGAATTTATTGGTTCAATGTTTGGCGATGATGCTGAGTCTTACTCAAATCAAAAACTGACCTCGCAAATTCAAGCTTTTATCATTGCGGTTGAAGTTTCGGAAAGCATCAAATCAAATGGAGAATAACGAAGCG